GTCATTAACACCACCAAATGTAATTGAAGAAACTTCAATGAGTTTTTTAACATTATACAACCAAGTATTTAATTCTGGAATATCAGAAGTACCACCAAGTTTAGAAATATTGAGTTTATCACCAGGAAGATAATAAGATCCAGTATCAGTCAATGTTGTTTGTTGAGCATCAACAATACCAACAATATTCAATACAACTTCTTGAGTAGTTCCTTTATTAATATAAACTCTAAAATTAGAACTAACTTCAGTTGCAGAATCCCAATCTTCAACAACACCATTTGCAGAACGTGTGCATTCAATAAACTGATTAAGGGATTTTTCTTTATATTCAATAAGTTCCGTTCCACCAATCAAAAACTTTCCGTTTCTTTCTGGCCAACCAATAGTAGAGTCTACAGTAATAATACTATCAGTAGTATTCAGAGGTTCTGCAAGTTTAGTTTTATATGGAACAATAAATTCACCGTTAATAGTTTCTTCAGAAAGAACTAATTCAAAAATTTCAACATCAGAAGTTTTGATTGAAATATAATTTTCAACCAAAGCACTAGCATTTTTAATATTTGGATCTGCAATATCCTCTTCCTGCTGAAGTAAACCGTCCTTAATATTTGTAGGGTCACCACTGACTAAAGTGGCACGTAGAATAGTATCAATAGACCAAGTTGCCGCAGAGGGTTTGATAATTTGGTCTTTTGGATACGAGATGCTTACTGTTTCCCCATACAGAAGTTTAAACAGATATGCAATACTAAACGATGTGCCCTTTGCGGAATAAAAATCTTTAATTGTCTTGATAGAGGTTCTAACGTCAATAGACTTATAGTCTAAACTTGGAACATCTGGCAAAAATTGTTCAGTATACTTATCAAGAAGTCTCTTAATAAACAGAGAATCTAAACACTTAACTTCAGAATCATTAGAGTGACTAGATGCAGTGGTATTATTTGAAAAAACAGCATTACCTTTCTCTGTGAACGAAGTAATTGCACTAGCAGCTCTTGCACATCCAACAAAAGATGCTTTTGTATACCCCTCACCAGACTGATTGACACTAAATCCAGTAATTTCATTCAATCCAATCTCAACCGACGCTTTAGCGGATGGTGGACTCTGAATAATAACTGTTGGTGGATTATCTGCACTATAACCCGTACCAAAACTATCAATATTAATATCCGTGATTCTACCATTAAAAATAGATGCTACTGCAGTGGCACCAGAACCTCCAATATAAACTCCTCTAGTATCGGTCCTATCATCAACAATATAAACAGATGGTACATCATCATATCCACTACCACCACTCAATAAATCAATCCCAATAACTCTACCATCACCATCAACTCTAACATCCAGAATTTGAGCACCTACAGGGTCAATAATTTTTAATTTTGGTACAGATTCATATCCCTGACCAGCATTAACAATAGTAACTGCAGTCAATTGACCATCTGCAGAAATTGTAGTAGTAAATGCTGCTTTAATTCCATTTGCCCCAGTTGGTTCATCGATATAAACTAATGGAGCGGTACTATAACCAAAACCAGCATTAGTAATTTCAATAGTACCAGTTATCTGACCATTTGTAATAGTTGGAGCAGCAAGTTCTGCACCGCCAGGTTGTCTAAAACTAACTCTGGGAGTAAAAGTATATCCACTACCAGAATTTTGAATTGTAAGCGAATCTACAGAACCATCAGTAACAGTAGCTTTGAGTACAGCAATTTTAGAACCAGTTTTAGTTGGTTGCTCAATCTGAACAATCGGAGGATTAGTAGAACTATAACCTTTACCACCATTCAGCAACTGAACAGATTTTACACCATCAACAAGAGATGAAACAGAAGCATTCTTACCAGTTATTGATGAAATATTTACTTGTGGTGGATAATCAAATCTATAACCAGATCCAGTTTCACTAATCAATACATCAACAAGTTCTCCACTATCATTAACACGAGAATATCCTACTGCACCAGAACCAAAAGATGGAATTGGTGCCTCAATAGAATAAATCGATAAAAATCTACCGTTCAGAGGAGCAGTTTCAAAGATAAATGTATCTTTATCAATGAAGAAATCAACCTTCGGTGTTAAAAGTCTATTATCATAAACAGCAATCAAATATTCATCAACAATAGGTTCATATGGAAGACCGTTGACGGTCATCTTAAAGGACTTTACTTCATTACCAAAAGCGTTTGATAAATTATCAATCCCAACAATAGGATTTTCAATAAATCCACTCAAATAGTAAATGTATGTTGCTGCGTTATCATCAGCAGGTATTCTTTCTCTCGGAGGAGTGGTAAATACAATGTTTGTGCCATCAATAACATAATCAATATTTGGAATTAAAACTTCACCATAATTGCTAACAACCAAATGCTGAGCTGATGGAACTGAAATTGGAATATCTTGAGAAACAAGTTGAAATGATGTTTGAGTACCATCAAAACTATCAATCAGATTTGATAAAGTTCTCCACTTTACTCGTACTTGCTCATACGCAATACCAGGACTTAACGCAATATTTGGTGCAGAAGTTGTACTTTCATAGTAAATTACCTCATCGCCAATTAAGATACTACCATTCTCTTCTAAAAATTGCTCAATACTTTCTACAACGATTACATCATCGGTTGGATCTACACTTTCAACAATTTTAGTTGCACCATCAAGAATCCCAATGTCAAGTTTATCAATATCCAAATATTGAAGAAAGTTATTGATAATATTTTGACCCAATCCAGTCTTTTCTTGAGACCTATAGTAGTACTCAATAAACTTATTGAAAAGAGGGTACTCGGTTCCGAAAAAATCGGGAGTGTTTGCCCTGATTGACTGCGAGACTTTATTAATGTTCATCTAATTAAAAACAACTAGAAGTATTGAGTGAACCACCATTTGTAATTGGAGTGATTTCAACCAACGTTGGCGTCTGGTTGAAAACGGTTGGTGTCAAACTATTTAGAGGGATTGTGGGGGGTGGAATTGTACCAATTGGGCTAACTGTAATTTCAGGAGATACGACATTAATAATCGTTCCAGGTGTCGTTGCTGGAATACTAGAGTTATTAGCAGGAATGAACAATACGGGAATACTAATATCAGTAGGAAGAGTTGTTCCATCAACAACACTTCCACTACCACTAACAGCATCAGTAATATTTAAATTCACATCAGCAACAATGTTTACTCCAGCACCAATGATATTTACAGGACCAAAACAAATTTCGCCTGTTTCATAATTGACAGTTCCTGCAGAATTATTAGTATAAACTTTTTTTGTACCAGTATTATAAAACGTTCTAAGGTTGCCATATCCATCATCTTCAAATTGTTGATCGATTCCTGGTCTATCAAACGTTCTAAATGTTCCCGATAAAATAACAGGTTCCTTTTTACAACCATCAGAACCGTCAGAACCAGGAGCACTATCATACAAGTTAGAACCTGTAGAAACACAATATGTGTTAGTTTGTCCTGAGATTGGGTTAATATACTTTAGAATTGATGTTTGAAGTGAAACATCAGAAATACAACTATTAGATAATAGAATTGCCTTTTCTAGTTCTTGCGCTTTAAAAGTTGAGTTGAAATTATTGATTTGAGTCTGACTTGCCCATTGCCCAACACTAGCCTGAATGTCTGCAGAAATTTCAGTAGTATTTGAACCGCATCCAGTATCATATAACGCAAAGATTTTTGTATAGATGTAAATATCATCTGGGTCAACAATTACTGGATCAATTGATGCCATTGCATACTTTCTCAAATCATTTGAGATTTCTTTTTTTGTAGTATCATTCAATAATGAACCAGTTTTTGTCTTAATTGCAATATAGACCTTTCCGTAAATCGGGGGATTTAAAATATCACCACCATATGCAACTACAGAATCTGCGTTATCGTAAATATTTTTAGTAATAATTGCATAGTCTTGTGCAGTTACGGCTCTATACTGCGCTGAATAGTATCTTGGAGCATTATATTTAATGGATTCAACTGTTTCAGCAACATCTCCCAATTGCGACTTGTCTTTTACAGTTATAAAACCACTACTCAAAGAATAACTAGAACCATT